AACAATAAGGTTAAGCCAACTTTGCTTGTTCTTATTTCTCAGTCTCGTAACAATATCAATGCTATGTATACTAGCCAGCAGCCTTCTGGTGGTCAGGCTACTAAGTTTTATTCCTCATGTATTGTTAAGCTCTTTTCTTCAGAGTCAGACAATCAAGCAATTAAGGGCAAGATTAAAGTAGGAGATAAATTAATTGAAGAAAAAATTGGTAGAACTATTCGCTGGGAATTGCAATTCTCTAAAACCTCTCCAGGGTTCCAATCTGGTGAGTATGATTTTTATTTTAGAGGTGACGATATTGGTCTTGATACCATTGGTGATCTGGTTACTACCGCAGAACTAAACGGCATTGTAGAACGAACTGGTGCTTGGTACATCCTGCCTGACGGATCAAAGGTACAAGGTAAAGAATCTTTTATTAATCGTGTAAGAGAAGATCTTGATTTACAAAAATCAATCAAGGATAGACTAAGTGCCTAACTATACAGTTTATAATGGTAAGTTTCTTTGCCATACTTGCAAGGCAGAAGTTCCAACATTAAGGCTATACCCAATTACAAAAGAGATTACTTGGATGTGTAAGGAAAAACACCTTAGCAAGGTCTCTCTTGGTAAAAGAAAGAAGAGCGACTTTGACGGAGAAGAGTGAGTCTAAGAGGATAGGTGCTAAGCAGCACAAGAACTCTGGTCGCAATACTCAAAAAGGAGATGCTTCTTGGAAAAACTTTGTGGTAGATTTTAAAGAGGTTGGAAAATCTTTTACTTTAAATAAAGATGTTTGGGCAAAGGCTACCACCGATGCTATGAAGAATGGCAAAGACCCAGCCATCGTTGTCGTGATAGGCGAGGGTAACTCTAAAGTCAGACTTGCTATAATTGAGATGAGTATATTAGAAGATCTAGTGGAGGAATAATGGAACAACAAGTAACAACAATAGACATGGTAAATGGTTTGGTAGAAATTGCTGACTATATGGAAGATGAAGAATTAACAACAGCTTTAACAATGATTGCTAAATTAATTATAAAGCCAGACATTCCAATCAATGTTGCTCATATAGAAATTGTAAGGCTTCAAGCTATCGCAGCAAAGATGGCGTTGAAAGCAACATGGATGGCTAATGTAGATAAGTCAGACCGAGGCAAAAAGAATTTATATTATACTGCAGCAGAAGCAATTAATAATTTAGTCTCTGCTTTAAAATACATAACACGATAATCTGCTATACTTATACTAATAGAAACGAGCATAAAACAATGACAAAAAGTTTATTACAGCAGGTTATGGTTAAGCAGGAAAAGCCACCAATTCATCCAATTGATGTTGCGGGAATTACTGAAAAAATTCAGTCTGGCTATACTGTAAATCGTATTGACAAGCAAACACAGAAAAAGACTTTTGCTCCATCAACAATTGCCTATGGCCATGGCGAGTGCCCAAGATATTGGTACTTAGCTTTTGACGGACAAATGTTTGAAGATGATGCAACACCATATAGTGCAGCCAACATGACTGCAGGAACTAAGTCTCACGAAAGAATCCAAGAAGCAATGGGCAACGTTCCAGACTTTCTTGTTGATTCAGAATTTAAAATTGTAAACAATGACCCGCCAATTTTTGGTTATGGCGATGTTATTGTAAATTGGCAGGGAGAAGAACTCCTTGGTGAAATTAAAACAATGATGAACGAGGGCTTTGAGTACCGCAAAGCTCACATGAAACCAAAGACTGGACACTTAGTTCAGCTTCTTATTTATATGAAGATTCTCAAGAAGGCAAAAGCAGTTCTTATTTATGAAAATAAAAATAATCACGAGTTGCTTATTCTTCCTGTAGAAGTAAATGATTATTATCGTCGGTGGGTAGACCAGACGTTTGAATGGATGAGATCAGTTCGTAAGGCTTGGGTCGATAGAACCCTACCTGAAAAGAATTACCGATCCAATTCAAAGATCTGCAAATCATGTCCAATTAAAAAGGCATGTGCAGAGGCTGGTAAAGGAGACTTTAAACTAAAGTCCTTGGAGCCTATAGATGAAGCATTGTCAATGGTGTGATAAAACTTTTAACACACAAATAAAATATCAGATATACTGCTCTGTAGAATGTAGAACCGAATCTACAAAAGAAAAAATAGCAGCACGATATATTATTGAGCGTCGTCAAACACGAATAGGCAAAGATAGACGGTGCAAAAGTTGTGCAGAGCCTTTGTCTATCTACAATGACGAAAACTTGTGTATTAAATGCAATGTTAATCCCAAAGACGTAATGAAAGCATTGAAAGAAATTAAGGATAACTTGAAATGAAATTAGCAGAAGCTATAGGTTCAAAAGCACCAGAGCGTGTCTGTGCTATTGACGCAAGTACTAATAGCCTTGCTTATGCTACTTTTCATGGAGGGTATCTTAGAGAGTTTGGAAAGATTAATTTTCAAGGCAAAGATATTTATGAAAAAGTTATTGATGCTGGAAGAAAGTCAATTGGACTCTTTAACCACATTGTAAATGTAGATGCAATTGTTATTGAGCATACTGTTTTTATGAATAGTCCTAAGACTGCTGCGGATCTTGCATTGGTTCAAGGTGCCTTACTTGGTGCTGCAGGACAGTCTGGGATTCGGATTATTGGAAAAGTTTCTCCAATCACTTGGCAAAATTATTTAGGAAACAAAAAGATGTCAAAAGAAGAGCAGGCTTTAATTAGATCTGCTCATCCAGGAAAATCTGTTTCTTGGTACAAAACATATGAAAGAAATCTTAGAAAAGAAAGAACTATTACAATGATTAACACAATCTATAATAAATCTATTACTGATAACGATGTTGCCGATGCTTGTGGCATTGGACATTGGGCAGTAAAAAATTGGGGCAAAGCAATAGGAGCTGATCAATAATGCCAGAGCTAAATGCAAACATTCCACCAATAGAGTGCTATGTGCGTGGAAACTTTTTAAGAGATCAAGAAGATAGTCATGACCAATACTTCCCATGTGTTATCTTTGGAGTCTCAAGTATTAAGGGAAGAAGTCCGTTGTTCCATTTCTTAATGGAAGATGGTGGGCTATGGTGGAGAATGCCAATAAATGCTTTTTGTACAAAGCCAGGAGTTCCAGAAGAGCCTATCTACAATCTTGTGCTATGGAATTCATTTTCTCCACACGTGGCTGTAACTAAATTTCAAAACCTAGTTAACATGAGAATGTCTTATCTTAATAGAGAAAAAGAAAATGTTCCTGGAAAGTATTTGTTTACCCTTGACTGGCACAACCCAGAATCAAACATCTTAGATGATGGCTACTCTGAAAATCCAGGGCAACATAAATGTGGTCATGTAATTCAAAGAGATGATGGAAACTTTGCTATTCAGCCTAACAATAGAGTCAAACTATATGAGCCATCATTTGTAACAAAGCAAAGCTTATTGCTTCATAGACTTGTAAATACTAATAAGTGGGACGTTGAGAGTTATGATAAGTGGATGCTAGAAGACTCTAATTCTTATGACTATGACATTTTTGAAAAAGATAAAAATGCAAACACCTAATCAACTTAAGGCAGCAGCCCTTATTGAACATTTAATTTTACAAAATGCTCTTGAGATAGATGGATTTGACATTGAGACTGGAGAAACGATATACTCTATTACAGACAACTTAGAGTTTGTCAACCCAGAACTTTATGAAGATTTAAGAGAAGACTTTAATCATCAGATGTTTGAAATGGTTAGACAAGGTCCAACAATTATGAAATGGAAAATTGACGGGAGATTCTTTAATGGCTAAGTTATACACAAGTAACATATGGTTACGTAAACGCTACATCATAGACAAGAAAACTCCTGAAGAGATTGCTACAGAGTGTGGAACAAGCGTTGAAACAATTTATGTTTACCTTGCTAAGTTTGGATTAAGGAAGTCAAAGCGATGAATAAAGCACAAAAAGTTTTTATTGGATTAGTTATAGCCTGCTCTGTTGGGTTAACCTATGCAGCAACAGTTGTTAAGGATATGCCAGATGCCTTTGATTGGGATGATGACGATGAGTGAAAATTTAAGCATTACGGTTGATCAAGTAAATCATCCACGACATTACACAACAGATCCTTCTGGCGTAGAGTGTATTGATATTACCAGACATCGCAATTTTAATATTGGGAATGCTTTTAAATACCTTTGGCGAGCAGGACTTAAAGATGAATCTAAAACTATACAAGATCTAGAAAAAGCTATTTTCTATATCAAAGATGAAATAAATAGATTAGAGGGTAAGTATGTCAACTGAAGAAGATTTAGTCAAGCACTTAGATCAAGTTAATGATGTAGTTGAAGAATACCTAAAAGGTAATGACCCAACTAAAATTTCTAAGGATCTTGCAATTCCACGTACTCGTGTAGTACAACTTATTAATGAGTGGAAGGTTATGGCATCAGCTAACGATGCTATCCGTGCTCGTGCTAAAGAAGCACTAGCAGCAGCCGATGCTCACTACGGGAAGTTAATCTCAAAATCTTATGAGGTAATCGATGAAGCATCTATGACTAATAACCTTAGTGCTAAAACTGCTGGTATTAAGTTAGTTATGGACATTGAGTCTAAGCGTATTGATATGTTGCAAAAAGCTGGACTGCTTGAGAATAAAGAACTAGCAGAAGAAATGGTTGAGATTGAAAACAGGCAAATAGTTTTAATGTCAATTCTTAAAGACATTGCCTCAGAACATCCAGAGATTCGTGATGAAATTATGAAGCGACTATCTTCTATTGCTAAAAAAGATGAAGTGATTACGGTAGTACACGATGGCTGATTTTGGTGATTTCCTTGAGGCTTTAAAAAATAACAACTTTGCTGAGACACCAGTCAACGCAAAGACATTTGTTGAAGGTGAAGATTATTTAGGACAGCCTCCGTTATCTCAAACACAATATGACATTATTGAAGCAATGAGTCAAATCTATAGAAAAGAAGATTTGATTGATTTGATGGGCGAAGAAGAAGGCGCAAGATATTATAAAAAATATACTAAGAATGAAATTATTCTGCAACTTGGCAAGGGATCTGGTAAAGACTTTACCTCAACAGTAGCATGTGCATACATTGTATATAAACTATTATGTTTAAAAGAACCAGCAAGATACTTTGGCAAACCTTCTGGAGATGCTATTGATATTATTAACGTTGCCATTAACGCTCAACAAGCTAAGAACGTTTTCTTTAAAGGTTTTAAAACAAAGATTGAAAAGTCCCCTTGGTTTCAAGGAAAGTATAATCCAAAAGCCGAAAGCATTGAATTTGATCATGCGATAACTGTTTATTCTGGTCACTCAGAAAGAGAGTCACACGAAGGTTTAAACCTTATCCTTGCTGTCCTTGATGAGATCTCTGGCTTTGCTAATGATGTAGGTACTGGAAACGATCAAGGAAAGACTGCAGATAACATCTACAAGGCTTTCCGTGCCTCTGTAGACTCTCGTTTCCCTGATCTTGGTAAAGTTGCTTTGCTATCGTTCCCCCGCTATCCAGGAGACTTTATCTCACAAAGATATGATGCTGTAATTTTAGAAAAAGAAGCACTACACAAGACTCATAAGTTTATTATTAACGATGAACTTCCAGAAGATATGGTTGGTAACTCTTTAGAAATTGAGTGGGATGAAGATCAAATCATTTCATATAAATATCCAGGAGTCTTTGCATTAAAGAGACCTACATGGGAAGTAAATCCCACTCGTAAAATTGATGATTTTAAGATTGCTTTTATGACAGACCTTGGCGATGCTATGCAGCGCTTTGCATGTGTTCCAACATATTCTAGTGATTCATTTTTTAAGCAGGTAGAAAAAGTTAGATCCTGCATGACAATCAGAAACCCTATTGATTCATATAAAAGATTTGATGAAACATTTAAACCAGATCCAACTAAGAAGTATTATGTACATGCTGACTTAGCCCAAAAGCATGACAAATGTGCTGTTGCTATTGCTCATGTTGATAAGTGGGTAAATATTCAGGTAATTAAAGATTACCAACAGGTAGCACCAATAGTTGTAGTAGATGCTGTAGTGTATTGGGAACCAAAGGTTGAAGGCCCAGTTAACTTATCTGAAGTAAAATTATGGATTCAGAATTTAAGAAGACAAGGTTTTGATATAGGAATGGTTTCTTTTGACCGTTGGCAATCGTTTGATATTCAGAACGAATTAAAACAGGTTGGTATAAGAACTGAGACTGTTTCTGTTGCTAAGAAGCATTATGAGGATATGGCTATGCTGATCTATGAGGAAAGGCTTGCTATGCCAGCAATAGAACTTTTGTTTGAAGAGCTAACTGAGCTAAAAATTATGAAAAATAACAGAGTTGACCACCCACGAAAATCTTCCAAGGACTTGGCAGATGCTGTTTGTGGAGCAATCTTTGGGGCTATCTCTCATACTCCAAAGGATTTAGATCAAGAAATAGAGATACATACGTTCAGGGATAGACCAAAAGTTGACAACCCCTTTGCCAATGTGATAGAATATAAACCTATGCCAAATGATGTAAAAGATTATTTGGATAGATTCAACTTACTATAGAAAAGGAATACAATGAATTCATTTAAGAAAATCTCAATTGCTACCGCTGCAGCCCTAGCAATCGTTGGACTTTCTGTCGCACCTTCTTCGGCAGCACCATTAGCCGTTACGGTTGCAGCAGCAACTAACGCAACGACTTCAGCAGCACCAGCAACAGTAGCAGTTCCATCAAGTAATGTTATTACTTCTGGAAACACTATTGCTCTTGCAGCAACAGCAGATACAGGTACAAATGTTACCTTTACTGCTTCATCAACTGTAAAGTTGGTATCAGCACTTAACACAACAGATGCACCAAAGACAATTGCATCAGGTGTTTCAACACTTACAATTGCTTCTGCTGGATCAGCAGTAACAGCTTATGCTTATACAACTACAACAGCAGTTGGTTCTGTGACCATTACAAATGGCTCATACTCAACAATTGTTTACATCTCTGGTATTGCTGGAGCAGCATATAACCTAGGACTATCAGTTCCTTCTGCAACAGCAGTTGGCACAGTTCCTACAATTGCTCTTACAACAACAGATGTATTTGGAAACTCAGTTTCAGATACAGCAACAGTAACTTTAATTGGCTCAACATTTGCTGATGGTTCTGTTACTAAGTCACTAACTACAGCAACAGCAACAAACACTTCAACTGGAGCAGTTCTTGGAACTGTAACAGCAGCACTAGCAACAGGAGTTGCTGGAGAAGTTACTGTAGTTGCTACAGGTCTTTCAACAGTAACAGCCGTAACTGGTCTTGCTGCTCCAGTAAAGTCTGTAATCACTAAGTTCACAATTTCTGATCTTTCAGGAATCATTGCAGCACTTAAGTCAGATCTTGCAGTTGCTAACGCAACCAATGCATCTCATGTTGCAGACAAGACATCACTTACAGCAGCACTAGCAGCATCTAACAAGGCAAGAGATGATTTCTCAACAGCCCTTGCAACTGCAAATACTCAGATTGCTAAGGCAAGTGCAGATCTTGCAGCAGCTAAGAAGGCTCTTGATGATCTAAAGACATCTTCAGATAAGGCACTTGCTGACTTGAAGACATCTTCAGACAAGGCTCTTGCAGATGTTCAGGCATCACATGCAAAGGCTCTAGCAGATGCAAAGACTGCTTCAGATAAGGCTCTAGCAGATGCAAAGACTGCTTCAGATAAGGCTCTAGCAGATGCGATGGCATCATCTAAGGTTGCTTCAGATAAGGCACTTGCAGATGCTAAAGCAACTTCTGATTTAGCTATTGCTTTTTCAAAGTCAGCAGCGGATGCAAGCGCAGCATCAGTCAAGGCAGCAAATGACCTTGCAGCAGCAAAGGCAAAGGCCGACTATAACAAGTTGGCTGCAAAGTGGAACAAGGCTAATCCAAAGGCTAAGGTTGCACTAAAGAAGTAATTTAACTTCACAAGTTAGGGGGTTGGCCAAGTGCCAGCCCTCTTTCTTTTTGTAATAAAATGATATAATAACCCTATTACACATTGTGTAAATAAGGGGGAACTGGAGATTAAAAAATTATTACGTGTATTTTTAGTGTTATCACTAGCTTTATTTCCCCTAATTGTAGGTATTGATAAAGCCCATGCTGCAGAAGGTTTAACCGCTCAAGTCTACAATGTACAAGGTCAAAATGCTGCTCCATATATACCACAAGGCGCTTCTCCTATACTTACTACTAATGTACCCAACATTGACTTCCAATGGGGTAGCGGTAGCGTCTTAGGTGGGCCTTCAGAGGATGTTATAGTACGGTTTACTGGTTCAGTTAGAAGCGATTCTACTCAAAACATATCATTTTTAGCAACAGCAGACGATGGTACAAGGCTATATATTGATGGAGTCTTAGTGGCAGATGACTGGGTAGACAAAGGTGGCGGAGGAACTACAACTGCCCCAATAGCCTTTACAGCAGGAGTACCTAAAACCATAGAATTAATGTACTATGAAAATGGCGGGGGGGCAAATGTATTCCTTTATTGGGATCAATCTGGATCTATGGGTATCATCCCATCATCAGCCTTTACTTCACAAGCAGCCCCAGTAGTTAAAACAATAGGGCCACCAAGAAATTTAACGGTAGTAGATGGGGCAACAACAACAGTTTTAGATTGGGATGCTCCAGATACTGGTAACACTCAGCCAGAAAGATATGCTATAAGTTTTAATTGTTCTGGGTGTAACGGATGGGGAATTGCAACTGGAAATGTTGGTGGCGCTAATTCTTTAAACACAACAGTAACAATTGATCACTCACTACTTGAAAGTTTAATGCCAAGCGGAACTGTTTGGTCATTTCATATTAGATCAGATAATGATACATTAGCCCTATACTCTGTAAACTCAAATGTTGTTACACTTAAAATTGGAAAGACTGCAGAAGAAATTGCTGCAGAGCAGGCAGCTGCTGAAGCTGCAATCGCAGCGGCTACAGCAGAAGTTGCACGATTAGCAGAGGTAGCAAGGCTTGCAGAGGTAGCAAGATTAGCAGAGGTTGCTAGGTTAGCAGAGGTTGCTAGGTTAGCAGAGGTTGCTAGGCTTGAAGCAGAAGCAGCAGCGTTGTTAGCAGCACAGCAAGAAGAGGCAAGAATTGCAGCAGCAACTGCTGAGGTCGCTAGACTTGCTGAGGTAGCAAGACTTGCTGAAGTAGCAAGGTTAGCAGAAGTAGCAAGACTTACAGAGATTGCTAGGTTGGCGGAAGTTGCTAGGTTAGCAGAGGTAGCACGACTTGCAGAAATTGCTAGGTTAGTAGAAGTAGCAAGACTAGCAGAGGCAGAAAGAATAGAAGCTGCAAGAATAGCAGCTGCTACCGCTGAGGTTGCACGATTGGCTGAGATAGCTAGACTCGCTGAAGTTGCCAGGTTAGCAGAGGTCGAAAGACTTGCCGAGATAGCAAGACTTGCAGAAGCTGCGAGATTAGCAGAAGTTGCTAGATTAGCAGAGGTAGCAAGACTTGCAGAAGTTGCTAGACTTGCAGAGGCTGAAAGACTCGAAGCTGAGAGAATAGCAGCAGCAACTGAATCTGCTCGTGTAGCAGCCGAAGCAGAGGCTGCCCGTATAGCTGCTGAGATTGAAGCTGCGAGAGTAGCAGCAGAGGTAGCAGCCAAAGCGGAAGCTGACAGAATTGCTGCAGAAGAAAAAGCAATAGAAGAAGCAAGAATTAAAGCAGAGGCAGAGGCAGCAGCTAAGGCTGAAGAAGAAAGAATAGCAGCAGAATTAGCAGAGGCAGAACGTCTTGCAGAAATTGAACGCCAAAAAATTGAAGCGGAACGTATTGCTGCAGAAGAAGAAGCGGCTCGATTGGCTGAGTTAGAGAGACAGCGTATTGAAGAAGAAAGAATTGCTGCTGAGAAAGCAGCCAAAGAAGCAGAAGAAGCCAGACTAAAGGCTGAAGAAGAGGCAAGAATTCAGGCAGAGAAAGATAGACTGGCAGCAGAGGCAGCAGCCAAAGCAGAAGCAGATAGATTAAAGGCAGAGGCTGAAGCCAAAGCAAAGGCAGAAGAAGATGCACGACTTGAGGCAATAAAAAAAGCACAAGAAGAAGCAAAGGCTAAGGCTGAAGCAGATAGACTTGCTCAAATTGCTAAAGATAAAGCAGCAGAAGAAGCAAGAGTATTAGCAGAACAAAAGGCTAAAGATGCTGAGGCTGCAAGATTAAAGGCAGAAGAAGAAAGAAAGGCTGCTGAGCAGAAAGCTTTGACTGACGGAAAGATTACAGAAGAAGATACTAAAAAGGTTTTAGATAATATTAACTCTGATGGAAAAGTGACTCAGGCAGAAGTTAAAAGTATTGTAGAAGCAATTAAACAATCAGACGCTCCATTAACTGTTGAGCAAAAGGATTTAATTGCAACAGTGGTTATCGCAGCAGCAGTATCATCTGGAGAAAATGTTACAGCAGCACAAATTCAAGATGCTGGAATTGAGTACAAAGATCTTCCAAAAGAAACTCCAGTTGAAGTAAGAACTTCTGAAAGTGGAGAAACCCTTGTTATTACAGCAGAAGTTGCTGCAAATGTAGAATTAGTTACAGATGCTGGAGCATTATTAGAAGCAGCTTTTACAGACCCAGGAGCAGCACTTGCTGCAATTGGAAGTATTGGTGCAGACATGACTAAAGGCGAAAGAGAAGAAGCAACAGATATGGTTGTTGCAACAGTTGTCGCAGCAGGAGCAGCAATAAACGCTGTTGGTGCTGCAGCAGGATCCACTGGAGGATCATCATCAGGAAGTAGTTCTGGTGGAGGATCAGGTGGAGGAGGAGCCTCTGGCAATTCCAAGGGAGTAAGGAGAAGACCATGATGAGAGTAATAAAAGATATGATAGATCAGCTTTGGACACTTCTGGGTATGTTTATTGCCTGGGTAGTCCTTGATGGCTCTGCAAAGACGATAGTAGGTTATGCAATTATAGGAACATTAATTACATGGGCAATTACCTATCCGATTAGAAATAGAGATGATGAAGAATGAAAGATAAATTAATGTGGGCAATTACCCTAGGAATATTAGGCTTCATAGGCCTTGTAGTTATTGGAGAATACTCTTCAATGTTAATGCAACAAGCAACATCAGGAGAAAAGTTTTCAACTAACTCAGATGCGATTGCATTAGTTCAAAATGCATTGGTAGGACTAATAGGAATTATTGGTGGCTACTTTGCAGGAAAAGGAGAAAAATAATGGCAACTAAAAAAATAGTAGAACCCCCAAAGAAAGAGCACCCACAAAAAGCAATAACAAATATTCTTATGAGAATTTTAGCGGTATTCGCAGCATCAGGACTATCAGTCTTAGGAGCAGGAGCAGTAGTAGGAATTGATACTATGCAGGCTGTATTCTTAGCAGGACTATTAGGCGTAGCCACAGTTATTGAAAGACTGGCAAGAGCTTTTTTGGACGATGGAAAACTCACATTGGCAGAGATCAATGATGCGTTTAAGTCTGTAGATAAAAAGGCTAATTAGTCATAATTAAGCATGTTTGACAGCCCTTTCCAGGGATGGTATACTTAAATATAACCTATCTGGAGAGGGCTTTGGCCATGACTTGTATCGCTGTAGTAAGACATGAAAGTAAAATTTATTTAGCTGGTGATCGTGGTGCTTCAGATGATGGAACTATTCTATCACTTACTGCCCCAAAAGTTTGGAAGCTTGGTCCATATCTAATTGGATATGCAGGTTCTATGGATGGCGAAAGACTTCGTTATAATTTTAATCCAGACATCCCAGATATTCGTGATACAGATAAGTTTATGCAAACTAAGTTTATTAAACAACTTAAAAAGTTTTATACAGACTGGTGGGTTGACACAGGAAAAGATTCAGACTTTGGCTTAATCATTGCAATTAAAGGACAGATTTATGAGCACAGCTCTGCTGACATGTCTTTATCAAAATATGATTTAGATTATTTAGCAATGGGTTCTGGTGCTGAATATGCATATGGTGCTCTTCACGCAACTGAAAAATCTAGAGATCCACGCAGACGTTTACAATTAGCAGTTGGAGCAGCAATTAAATTTTCACCATCTTGTGCTGGCCCAGTTGACATTGTCAGTGTTTAGGGTTATACTTAAAGTATGACTATTGATCAAGACTATGATGAATTTCATATTTGGCTAACAAATGGAATTGAGCGGGGATGGATTACAGAACCGTTTTGTAATACTCATGATGGCGATCCATATATGAGTGAAGAAGAGTTAGAAGAGTGGGACCAAGGCGGCGACCCATGTCAGGTAGTAATTAGAATAAAGGAATAAAATGAAAAAAGTAATTAAATTATCATCTATTTTATTTGCAGTATTATTTATAATCCCAGTACCAGTTGCAGTTAATGCAGCAGATACAAAGTCTTTAGTTATTATTGATTCGTATTTTGATTCAAGAGTAGCATCTTCAAATGTATCATGTGTCGTTGTTGCAACAAAAGCACCTTGCACAGATGTTGTGAAGAAATTTCCAAAATCATTGTCAGACAATGTTAATCACGGAAATGCTATGGTTGAAGTTGCTAAAAAGCAAAGCGCAAGCCTAAATATAATTGCTTTAAGATCTTCACCAAGTCCACAGTCAGATGTTAATGCAGTATCTTTTATCGCAGCGTTACAATGGGTAGATGTAAACTCTGCATCTATTTCTGCAGTTTCTGTTTCAAGATTTTTTAATCATCCATCTAAACCATGTATGCCATCAGCATCAGCACCATATACAGTAGATGCAGCAGATAAAGAGATTAAGCGTTTGATTTCTGTACTAAAGTCTAAGGGTATTCCAGTTTTTGTTTCAACTGGCAATGCTCCTAAAAAGAAGGTAGATTATCCAGCATGTTTAACTGACACCAATTCAGTTACAAGCCCAGGAAATATCTTTGATTCAAATACTGATTTTTCTGTAGATCTTCAACAGACTAATGGATCAAACTTTATCTCTAATGTTTTTGGTCTTGTTCCTCTGACTACATCATCTGCCACATCAGCAGTAGCAGCACAATGGGTAATCCTTAATACTATTCCATCTGGTTTAGTTAAAATCTATTCATAAAGGATTTGCCCCATAGCTCAGTTGGTAGAGCACCGCACTGTTAATGCGGGTGTCCCTGGATCGAGGCCAGGTGGGGCAGCAAATTAAATAAAGTGATATGATTAAAATACCCTATACGGGACCTTAGTGATGGATTAGTTACCCATTGGATAGAGACCGTGGCGCAAGTCAGGTGAATTGCCTGTATAGGGCTTTAATATTTAGCGGTATAATAATTTTAATGACTGACAAAGAGTTGGTAGTTTATAACAAACAACAGTTTAAGAAAAAACTGATAGAGATTAAACAACTGTCTGGGTGTGTAGACTGTGGAATAACAAATCATATAGTCTTAGATTTTGACCACCTTAGAGATAAAAAATATAATATTTCAAGAATGATTCATGATGGTTTTTCTTGGGCAGCAATTAAAAAAGAGATAGCAAAATGTGAAGTAGTATGCGCTAATTGTCATAGGGTGAGAACTCATATAAGGTTGACAGGGCAGGTCTAATTCTGATATAATGGAGTAAGTCTTAAAGACTATACAAAGGAGATTTAACATGGCAGCAAAGGGATCATTAGAGGCAATTATTGAAATTGCTAAAAAAGAAGTAGGTACTATTGAAGGACCTAAAGATAACGAAACAAAGTACGGAGCGTGGATGAAGGTTAATTTTCAACCATGGTGTCAATCATTTGTTTCTTGGTCAGCATTTACAGCAGGGCTAGACCCAAAGAAGTATCCAAAGTCTGCATCAACTGTTGCAGCTTCAGACTGGTTTAAGAAAAACAATCGTTGGGCAGATGCTCGTAATGATGACCCAACTCCAGGAGACTGGATCTATTTTGACTTCCCAGATGATGGTGTAAATCGTATCTCACATGTTGGTATTTGCATTAAAAATAATGGAGATGGAACGATTCAGGTTATTGAAGGAAACACTTCAGGAACTGCAAAAGGAGATCAAAGAAATGGCGGAATGTGCGTTGAAAAAACTCGTGGTTATGTAAAAAATAACAAAAAGAAGCTAGTCAATGCAGTAGTTGGTTGGGGTCGTCCAGTTTATGCTGGTGAAGAAAATGCTCCGCTACTATCTAAAGTTACTTCTACTGATGTAGTTGCTGCTCCAGCAGCCAAGAAGGTCTCTACAACGGCTCCAGCAGCCTTTAAAGCCCTTAAGGTTGGATCTAAGGGTGCAAACGTCAAGGTCGTTCAAACTGCCCTTGGAGTAACTGCTGACGGTGAATTTGGTGAAGGAACTAAAAAGGCATTAATTGCATGGCAAAAAAAGAATCCAAATTTAGGTGCAGCAGATGGTATTGTTGGCCCTAAAACTTTTAAAGCACTTAAGGGGTAATCATGGAATCAAATAAAAGAAGTTTATATAAATCAATTACTTGGCCAGCAGTCCATATTGGATTTGTTGGTACAGTAGTCTATTTCTTTGAAAAGGCTATTACTGGCGAAGCTCATTGGGAGTACGCTGGCACATTTGCAATTGTATACACAGCATGTGAAATGGTTGGATTTTTCTTACACGAAAGAGCTTGGTCTAAGTTTGGAAAAAAGATAGACTAATGCCAGCATATGAATATACATGTACTGGATCTTGCGAAGGTACAATTTTAAAAGTTCGTTCAATAAAAGAAAATGATCCAGGGTATGATTGTGAAACTTGCAATCTACCACTAGAACGTGTATACTCTAATGTAGGAGCAGTTTTCAACGGTAGTGGATTTTATTCCACTGACAACAGAAAGAAGTAGTATAATGTTTACAATGATCAAAGACGAAGTAAAACAAGAATGGCTACTATCCCCTCATGATCGCTGCGATAGATGTAGCGCTGAGGCTTTAGTTAAAGTAACTGGACTTAGTGGTGATCTTATGTTTTGCGGTCATCATTATAATAAAATT